CACGTTGGTGGCGGGTTCTCCCTCATGCGGTACTTCAATTCGTCCGACTTAGGAATGCCAGCAATGAGACTCTGAATGTCCGTGAAGAACTCTCGGTCGTGGAAAAACGCTTCAGCTTGCGCAGAGGCTATGCTGGCCGCCTGCTGCTCCTCAGCACTCGTGCTGTGCGAAGGCACGGTGTAGCAGAGCATTTTGTAGATGCTCCGCTTGTCCAATGCCGCAACTTTCATGTCCGGGAATGCCGAATGATCGCGGAAACTGCGCTTGAGAAACGTGACCTCCTCCAGAGGTATGAAGGGGACTGACTCCGTGGTCTTGTCGGCCATGGTATACTTGATGCCAATGGCGGCAAACACCTCCCTGATGCTGGTGTGGTTGAACGTGCTACGGTCAGGATGGACTTTGAGGTACACATCGTCACCAAGCGTATTCTTGAACACCATCACAAAGAACTCTCTCGCACACCTCAGGTACTCGTCGTAGTCATCACTATGCTTGTGAATGATCACATACGCGTACATGTGGAGGAGCACATTCACGATGCAGTTGAAGAAAGTGGTGAGCTGATGCCCAGACGCCTCACCCCCAAAAAGTGTGATGAGTTCACCGAAGAAGTTGATCGTGGCATTGCTGATGTCAGCAAGCATGACACGGAGGGCCATGTACTCGTACGCATCGAAGTTGCCACTGAGCTGCACGGGGTGCAGGAAGACCTTGCTGGCCGCATTGCCCAGCAAGAAACAGATGACGGCTTCGAAGGCTTCGAAGTCACCGGCCACCCACAAGTCGCCCGGTATCTTCTGAGCGAGACGATGGATGTCATCCCACTCTTCAGAATGGGTATTGAGCCCCACAGCAATGCCCATGACGTCGCGCTTGCGGATGAGCACCCTACAAAGTCCGAGCGTGCTCATGCGCACATTAGTGAGGAAGGCAAGCGGACACATGTAGATGGCGCGCGCCTTACCAAGCGCCACCTTCGCCTTCGACAGCATCTCGTTCTTCCAGCACGCGTCGTATATAGCATGTGGC